TCTGACGGCGCTTAGTGCTGAATTCACTATCGGCGAAGGTGAGTTGATGGCTCATGATGTCCCTCTGGGATGCGCTCCGGATGAATATGATGATCTCATATCAGGAACTTGTTCGCACCTTCCTTAGTGATTGACCTTATTGCCTGAATGCGCAAGATTATTGTTGAATAAACAGTCAATATGCTAAATATATTTAATGCACGTATGAAAGGATTTAAGATATGGATTTTGAAAATGAATTGACCAGTAAGATCCTTGATCCCATTCACGGCACTATTCGTTTGACGACACTCGAGATTGCCTTTATCAATCACCCCCTGTTCCAGCGCTTACGCAACATTAAACAGAACTCTTTTTTATATAAGGTGTTTCCCTCTGCGGTGCACAGCCGCTTCGAACACTCTCTCGGGGTGCTGCATTTATCAAGTGAAATACTCAATAATTTACGCCTGAATGCGATACGGTATCAAAAGAAATATGATGATGGCCATGTGTTTGGTCATATCGATCAGATACCAAAACACAACATTCAGGAGTTGAGACTCGCTGCCCTGATGCATGACATCGGGCACGGGCCGGTATCCCACCAGTTTGAGAGTTTTATGCCTGGTAAGCACGAATTCTCCGATGTTCTCCCCACAGCCTACCATTCGATCATTGATGTATTAAGCAAGCCAGAACAGAAAGTTGAACATGAACAGCTTTCGCTGTTATTCAGCCTGATGATTTATCATGATCTGAGAAAACAAGGTAAGATTGATGACGAAATAAATATCGAAAATGTGTTAAAAATCATCGAAAAAAGATACGGTGACCAACAGATCATTGAGGAAATTAATGGAAAGGCAACAGATATCCTGCCGTTAATGACCTCGATCATCTCTTCCTGTCCGATCGATGCCGACCGGATGGATTACTTGCTCAGAGATGGCTATTTCTCCGGCGTCAAGTGTGGCATCTACGATTACAATCGCTTGTTTATGTCAATTGTCCCGGTCGAGGAACAGGGAAAATTGTACCTTGCTTACAAAGAGAGTGGGATTGATTCGATCGCTGAGTTTATTGGGGCGCGCTCCAGCCTTTTTTCGCAGGTATATTACCATAAAACAAACCGCGCCTTTGCGACGATGTTGAGCACATTATGTGAGATTATGCAAAGCAAGGATCCACAAAATGTCATTATCGCTGACGTTACCGACCGTATCGTTGACCATAGCGATGAAAGCTTCATCGACGCGCTGAAGGATTTTTATCTGGCGTGCAGTGATGATTATTTTTTGAATGACAAGGTTGGTGAATGGATAGATATCAGCGATACCGAGGCGGTTAATAAAAAAATACTTGATGACATTATTAACCGACACCCATGGTCGAAGGTCTATGAGGCCAAACACTCTGTGTATAAAGCTAACATCGCTGACAAGGAAAATAAGGCGTGGAAGAGTCAACTCACCGGGTTATTGACTTCTGTATTACAGCCTCATTTCAAACCACATGAATTTGCCGTTGATATTGTCTCCGACTGCGCCTTTAAAGACCTGGATAAAACCGAAGTTAAGCTTTTGGTGAAAGATCTTAAGAACCGCTACGAAATAAAACCGTTAATTGAATGTGGTGATAAGTTAAATCAGTATCAAATCATCAAATATTGCATTCGGGTATTTGTTGACCGCGATATCAAAGAACGCGTAACTCCTGAAATAATCTATAAAATCAATGAAATAGTGGTCAAGCAGATCGCGTTGCTGAATTGATGATGCCCGTCAGGGCAGCGATAAATCTTTCAGGGGCTGGTTTTTTAACCGGCCCCTGAAGATAAGCGGTAAATCGTGGCGCATCCCCGCCATCGGCATAACATACAACAGCGCGTTTACCCGAGACTAAACACCGCGCTGAGGCATAGATTCCCGCAGGGGAGCGGGTGGCTCAACAAAAACACCGGCTCAGTATGGTTATTCCGCCAGCAGGGCGGCGAATTTCGCCAGCCACTGTGGATGAGCAGGCCAGGCGGGGGCGGTAACCAGGTTACCGTCCACATGCGCCTGGTCGATACCAATATCCGCATAGTGCCCACCGCTCAGGCGCACTTCCGGAGCGCAGGCGGGATAGGCGCTGCAGGTCCGTCCCTGCAGAATACCGGCGGCGGCCAGCAGCTGCGGGCCGTGGCAGACGGCGGCGATAGGTTTACGCGCGGCGTCGAATGCCTGTACCAGTTTAATAACCTCCTCGTTCAGGCGCAGATACTCCGGCGCCCGGCCGCCGGGGATCACTAGCGCATCGTAGTTCTCGGCCTTTACTGCGGCGAAGTCAGCGTTCAGCGTGAAGCGATGGCCCGGCTTTTCGCTATAAGTCTGGGCGCCGTCAAAGTCATGGATTGCGGTCATGACATAGTCGCCAGCGGCTTTATCCGGGCAGACGGCATCGACCTGGTGTCCAATCATCTGCAGTGCCTGAAAAGGAACCATCGTTTCGTAATCTTCGGCAAGGTGTGGGCTTTGCACATGGTTGAGATTGTTCAGACAAGAATGAATACGGTTAGATGTTTATGTATATGATTTTTTATTATTATTTTAGTTGTGCTGCCAATTGTTGCGCATGGTTGTACATGATTTGATATTGTTGTTTATGTTCGTTCATGCGATATTGAGTACAGAATAAGTACATAAAATACCAAAGTGATGAGTACAGAAAACTAACATGGCAATCAGTGACACAAAGCTTCGCTCTATCTATGGTAAACCATATTCTGGGCCTGCTGAAATTACGGATTCTGACGGGCTTGGAGTTCGCATAACCCCCAAAGGCGTGATCAGCTTTCAGTTTAGGTTCCGATGGGAAGGAAAGCAGAACCGAATGGGACTTGGGCGCTACCCAGCGCTGACGCTGCGCGATGCCCGCAATATCGTTGCAGACCTGAGGGAGTCGGCAGACAAAGGCATTGACCCCCGAACGCTGGCTGGTGGCAACAAATCCAAGAGTAAGCCAACGGTAAAGGATTGCCTGGATTACTGGAAGGAAAATTACGTTGACGTAACGTTAAGGGCTAAGACGATAGCGCTTTATAAGTCAACGGTTATAAAGCACATGCGTGACGCTTTTCCCGGTATTCCGGTTGAGGATATCCCAGTCCGCTTGTGGGTTGAGAGGTTTACCGAAGAGGAGAAAATCAATCCTCGCCGAGCCCGGCATTTATTGATACAGCTCAGGTCCGCCATTGGTTGGTGTACGCGGCGACAGTTCGTTAGCACAACCGAGCTCATGCTTTTGCAGCCGAAAGACATCGGTGTTAAACCTGTGATTGGAGAGACCACACTCAGCTATAACCAGCTTGCCAAAATTTGGATGGCTATAGAAAGAAGTCGAGGGTCAACTTCTAACCGATTGCTTCATCAATTGCTAATGCTGTACGGCGCCAGGAATAGCGAACTTCGGCTGGCTATAAGGGGTGAATTTGACCGAGAGGAGGGGTTATGGGTTGTTCCGGCAGAGAAAAGCAAAACCAACAAAATTATCAGGCGCCCCATTTTCTCCGTGGCAGATGATTTACTGAAAAAAGCTGAAATGACGTATGGGGATATACTTTTCCCAGGCGAGGACCTGAAAAGCCCTATAACTATTTCTGCTGCAAATAAATTTCTGAGAAGAATCAAGGACTCGTTGGGGTTTGGTGATTTTACTTCACATGATTTCCGGCGCACCCTAGCAACCCGGCTATCCGAAGAGGGGGTTGCCCCGCACGTCATCGAGAAAATGCTGGGGCATGAGCTTGGCGGCGTGCTTTCTGTCTATAACAAGCATGACTGGATTGCCGAACAGAAAGACGCCTATGATCTGTATGCTGAAAAGATATTCTGGCATATCAGGAAGATTTCTGGTTGACGCCCCCGTTTAAGATCCACTCCACAATAGCAGAGCGCAGATACTGTTTAGGGTAGGTCCGGACCGGTTTGGGGAAATTATAGCGCTCGGTGTATTTCCGGATGGTCACGCGTGAAGATACTCGGATCATCCGCATCGCCTCTTCCTCGTCAATCATTTCAATGTCTACCATATTTCCCACCTCACACTACAATCAGGCCACGACAGTGGCGCCACAACTCAAATTCACTATTCATCGATTAGCTCCTTAAGCACCAGGCAATGGCGAACGCACAGCCAACGGTGCAAAACGCTGTAGGCCAGTCCATCACTTAGCCTCCCGGAGCAGGTGCTTGTAGGCCCGCAGCACGTGATGTGTTTTCCCGCTTAAGATCGTTTTCATAATGAAAAAACCGCTTCTCTGGCTGGTCATTTCAGTCGTGAGAAGCAACGCCACATCAACCGCCCGGTTGTGCCGGCGGAACTCAAAGACAGTGCTGGTTACCGTAATAACTGAAACCGATCCTTGATCTTTAAATTCGATTTTCATGGTTGATGATTCTCCCTCTTAAAATAATTATCACGGCAAGGCATAACGACCAGCTCGGGGTTTCCGTACATGCGGTTGATATGCTCATTAAATTGGAACCGTACTGCGTCGAACTCACCTGATGGACGAAGCTGAACAGGGACAAACTTTTCTTCACGTCCAAAAATCTTTGCCGGATAGCTCAGGTATTCCGCCTGGATAGCTGGGCTAACGCTAAAGTCCCGTGTTTTAGGGATGACGCGCTCCAAGTCAGGGAAGCATCCACTCAGTAGCTTAATGCCAGTAATGGACAGGCGATTTAGGTGCTGGTCACGATGAATTGCGATCGGCTCCTTATTGAAGATCAACTCCGTTGTTTCCGCCTTGACTGGCACGCAGCCTTCAAACTGGACGATGATATTTTTCTTCGTCCTGATTCCATGCTGCATACGCAGTGCTACATGACCGTTGGTTCCCTCGATGTATTTCGGGGTGATATGGACTCCGCACAGGTAGTAGCGGGCATCATTTTTAGCAACGCACACCAGAGCGGCGCGGATCAGCTTTGAAGGAATGATCATGCTTTATCTTCCCATCCGATAGCCTGAAAGAGTCCCATTTTCGGGTGATACCAACGGGTCCCGCGTGGTTCGGCTTCTGCCATCATTTGGCGGAATGCTTTCATAAAAGGTTCAAACTCCACGATCGCCCGGCGAGACAGCAAACCATCAGGCGTCATGAATTCGTGTGTATCGGTTGGGATACGGTATGCGTTAACAAGGTTTCGACACTTGGCATCGGTCATGCCGCTTTTTGCGACTACCTGGCGATAACCGACATACCCGGCCCGCATATTTCCACGCTTAATGTTTTCGACAGCTTCGACTACGGTTTCCACCTGTTCTTCAACCTGGTAGAGGCGTCGCTCTTGCTCAACATTCAGCAGGGCCATTTCAGCGATCAGCTCTGCCTTCGATTTTGGCCGGGAGCGTTCTTCTTCCAGCTCTTTCCAGCGATCTACCAGTCTGGCGGTAAACTCGGGGCTGAGTTGCGCGACCACAATGATGCTGTCACGCTTCCCTTCTTCACTTTCAAAAACGTAAATTGTTGTGGGGCGCCCGGCAGTAGGCTTTTCCTCAATTTGAGGAGAAGTAATAACGCCACGCATAATCAGGGTCTCAATCGTACGTTTCACGTTGTCGTGGCGTTTTTCTACCAGCTCGGCGATCTCAAGGCTGGTCATGGATGGTTTGTTAGTGATCAAGTTATTCATCATCATTCCCCTCAATGCATAATCGGTGCTTCTGGCACACCTTCGATCTGGATGTGTTCGATAAAGCTGTCGTGGAGGAGGTTAAACCCCTCCCGGCCAAGTGCTGATAACCTGAACCCAAATTCTTCGTCAGCAATAACCATGTCCTGATACATCCGCAGCGCCAGCTGCTGGCCAACCTCTGGCCCATATTTCTCGATTGCCCCCAGCTCAATATGGTTGGCGAGTGCAAAGCGTTCAGGTCCCGGATAGACGCTAATGGCGCCATGCTTGCTGGAATAGATAACAGCAGTATCAACACCGCCAGTATCATTCGGAACGTCGACAGTTCCGTTTTTCTCCAGCTCCTCAGTGATGAACACGGCAGCCAGTAGCCAGCGCCAGAGGATCAACTCTTTTTCGATATTGAGCGTGATCCAGTTGCTTTCTACCGCTTCCATGATGCAGGCCAGAATTTCCATTCCATCGGCAAGGTGTTTGTCATAGCGACCGTTATCCAGCAGGCGAATAGCAGCGGAGTAGCCAATCACCCTGTTTCCAGACCGGATCCCTGTTGAGGTTGGTTCCGGGTTAAGCATGTTGTGAAGCATTGCGCACCTCTGCTGGTTTGCTGGCCTGAAGTTCTTCGCGCTCTTTCACGTAGCGGTCGTGCATGGCATCCCACTTTTCGCACCACTTCTGCATTTCTCTTTTGCGGGCGAGGATGCGACGCAGCCGGCGAACGGTGCGCTGGTGGGCGTTAAAATATTCCAGGGTGACGGCGCCACGTTGCCAGCTACTCAGTTCTGGATTCAGTGGATGAATTACCTGCACGTCCGGATAACGCTGCTTGAAACCAGAACGCCCAAAAGCTCGGGAGGTCATGAAGAACGCCAGGTAACGAATTGCGGTATCCCGGCTGAAGCACCGCTTCATGCGTCCGTGGCGGATCGCGGCGAACAGATCACCAACTGGCGTTGGGTGCTTTTGCAACGCCAGGTCAATGGCGCTGACAGTTCTGTTGTCAATCATTTGTCTTTCTCCCGGTTATAGGTTTCATGACTCATAACTTCCCAGTTCCGGCCATCGTCTTTCGATAACAGGCGCCAGCGTGGGTTAACCTTCAGGCTGAGGTAGCCGGTGCGGCGCATTCGCCGCGGGAATATCCGCCGGCGCTGATACCGCAGCAGGACCTGCAGCGCCTGCAGGTGAACCCTCTCAGGAATTCGTATCGCTGTCAGTGCCACCAGCTACCTCCTCAAATCTCAGTTCCATTTCGCGCGCCATTTCGATAAACGTGGCCAGTGTGCAAATGTGCTCGTCGTCGAACAGCTGGCGGTCGCATATCACCCTCCCGCTCTCGATGTGCACGACTACCCGCCCGGTAAAATCAGGGAGGACATGCAGATCCACGTTCAACACGGGGCGGGGGATCAGCACACCCTGATAGAGCATTGTTTGCTGGTTATTCATTGCCGGACTCCGCAGTAACTGGTTTCTGCTTTTTGACGAACTCCACCAGTTCAGAAATAAGCTCGTCGATTAACTCTTTCCCGCTTTCTGTGAGGAATTCGCCGCTGCCATTAACATCAACAGAGTTGCTGTAGATTCCCTTAAGAGCTTTCACGCCTTCCACATTTCCGTATTCACCGAGAGCCAGTCGCTCGAATTTCCGCAACAATCCATCAAGAAGAATCTCAGTTAATTCGATAGTACTAATCCCACCCTTGTTAAGCTTAATGACAAGTAAGCTACTCCCAGTCTTTCGCTGGTGGCGTAACAAGGCTGCTTTTAAAATTCGGCGGCGATAGGTAGTAATTAAGTTACTCATCTAATTACCCCTTCTTTTGTGTTCTTCATTTTGCTGTACAATCTTTTCCTCTTTTTCCATCCATGAATAGACCTCGCCAGCAAGGTCATATGCAAGACCTAAAACCCCATCAAGTTGATGGCAGTCAAAGTCCTTATGATGTGTAAAAATTGTCTGCATAAGGAAGTTAAGTTGCTCAGCCTTAATGGTGACGCACTGAATATCTTGGCGGCGCTGCATACCCATGATTATCTCCCATAAGCTTTTTTTAAAAATAAAATTGCGATATCCCAGTAGCCTGCACTACACATCATTTTTGCTGTCTTAAAGGCATCTTTATTTTTCACGACGCTCTCCTAAATAATGAATATGAAGTTCCGCAGAAATTAATCTGAAATTAAATGGTTTGGTGTTGTTTACTTGTTATTTTTTACTGCTTGTTCTTCGATAAGCCAGGCGCATACATCACCAGTAAGAACCCTGAGCAGCGAAGATAATGCCTCAATTTCGGTGCAATCCATTTTATTAGGGTATACCTCCATCATGCGGCAGATTATCTCTGCCTGATGAGCTTTCTCTGCCGCCTGCTCTAACGAAATTTCATGCGCCATTATTGTCATCTTTTAAGCCAGAAAGGTATGATGCAGATTGAGAGATTTTATTTGTAGCAATTGCCAGTTCTGCAAGGTCAGCAATAATACAGGAAAGGTCAGCTATTTTTTCTTTATCAACCAGGCTCTCTTCCACAAGGGAGAAAACATTAAGGCTGATATGGCTTATGGCATTTAATATTGAAATTGTTTTAGAGTCGCAGTCGCACGCGATACCATCATAATCGATATCAGTCGCACGCTTATCAAAACGGTAGTCTGGAATATCTACTAATTGAATGAAGTTTTTAGTTGCCATGATAATCGCTCCGGTGAATTACTTAAGTTGTAATTAGGATGGATCGGATCTTTGCGATATTCAATGACTAAAGTAATTTATTTTTTGTCTCTTAGGTATTTTATTGTTTAATAAGCAAAAAAAAAGACCGCCTAAGCGGTCGTTCTTCTATGTTGAGAGTTATGCGAATCGTTTAAAGGCTGCCGACTGTTTGACCAGCACTTTAGCTAAAACGTGAAACTGATCTTCATCACATGCGTCTATTTCCCAAGGGCTGTAGAGCTTGTTATCTGACAGAACGACGAGGCTATTCTTCTGCATTTGCAGGCGTTTGATATGAATCGTTTTGCCAAACACGAAAACATAAATACCGTCACCTTCAAAGTGATTAACTGATGTATCCACGAAGATGTAATCACCTGGATCAATCGTACCTTCCATGCTATCACCACGCACGGTGATCACCTTGATAGATGATGCTGGACGACTTCCAAACATGCTTCTTGCATATTCTTCTGTGAATTCAATTGCTTGCACTGTCTCGATGAACTCAGAAGATAGGTATACTCCGGGACCAGCACTCACTTGAACATCAAGCAAATCGACTCTGTAAATCCCAGGATCAACAGGTCTTTGTTGCCTGTAGACGGTTGGGAGATCATTGGATTCATTATCATTCATGGGCAGCTCACCTGAGGCGAGCCATTCAGGCCTGACATGTAGTGCTTTAGCTAACTCTACAGTTTTCCGCGAGCCAGAAGCCGCGCCAGAAGTTAGTTTCCAGATACTGGATTGCGACATTCCTACAGCGGCAGCAAGGGAGGCTTGGGTAAAGCCTGCTGCCTTCATTGATTCAACCAATCTTTCAGCAAACGTTGTTTTCGACATGTTGGCTACTCCAAAAGTTGTTAAAAACTTAACTCACTGAACGCGATAAGTCAAAAAGTAATTATTAGCCTTGAGGTTTACTCATTCAATCGCTAAAGTAATAATTAATTACTAAGGGGGTTTTATGATTTCTGAGCCTATTGATAAAGCAATCAGATGTACAGGAAGCCAGGGGGCGCTTGCAAAACAATGTGGAGTGTCCCAAGCAACGGTATGGAAATGGCGCCACGGGAAAAGAGTTAAGGCAGAGCATGTATTGAAAATTGTGGCTGCTGCTAATGGCCAAGTAGCGGCCTATGAAATCAGACCTGACCTGCCCGAGCTATTCCCGCACCCAACGCAAGGTGAGTGACATGGCTCGACAATGCAGGCGAGGCATGAAGTGACGCCAGATAATCCGATTACAAATCAAGCGCTGGTGAGCTGAATGTTTCCAGAAACGGGCGGTATTAAGGCGCTGGACAGGCTGTATCACGATCCTCGGGGTATTGTCGCGCACGTCACTGGGTGGGATCGCGAAAAGCAGCAGGTTTATTTCACCAGACCGGGTTATCCGCATGAATGTATGCAGCCAGTCTGGAAGTTTCAACAGTACTTCACGAGGGTTTTGGTATGAGCATGGATCTGATGGTTCAGGCTATGAAAATTAAGGTCGGAAACCCTTTGCGCAAATTGGTTCTTCTTAAGCTGGCGGATAACGCCAGTGATCTCGGGGAGTGCTGGCCTAGTTACCAGCACATCGCTGACCAGTGTGAAATTAGCAAGCGTTCGGTGATGAATCACATCCAAGCGCTTTGTGAATGTGGCCTGATAAAAAAAGAGCTACGGACAGGGCCAAAGGGGAATTCCAGCAACGTGTATCAGCTCAATTTACGTAGTGCAAGAGATTCACCAGGGGGTAGTGCAAGTCGTTCACTACCTGGTGCAACAGATTCACTACTTGGTGCAGGAGATTCACCAGGGGGTAGTGCAGGAGCTGCACCCAGAATCAGTCACTCTTTTGAACCAGTCAATGAATCAGTCAATGAACCTATAAAACATACTGGTGCTTCGGCTATCGCCTCTGCACCGACTCGTTCTGCAAAACAGGATTATTCCCCTGAGTTTGAGAAAGCCTGGCAGGCATACCCAAAACGCGCTGGTGGTAATTCCAAGGCTGCCGCCTTCAAAGCCTGGAATTCCCGCCTGAAAGACGGGGTTAAACCTGAGGTCATGCTGGCGGGTGTTAAACGCTACGCAGCCTATGCTCGGGCAACCGGCAGTGCTGGAACTCAATACGTGAAGCAGGCCGTGTCGTTCTTTGGGCCAGATCGCCATTTCGAAGAATCCTGGCAGGCGCCATCCGCTCCCGCCGGTGGGCACAACGGCACTATTGCCCGCCTGTCTGGACTGGGGCGTATGTCCGACGATTTTGGCGAATCTGGTGAGAACCTGAATTTTTGAGTGAGGTGGGTATGTTGAATTTGAATCAGCTCAAAGAGCGTGAAGGCCTGAGAGCACAACAGGCAAAACTCGGCGATGAACTGGCTTTCGCTGAAGAGCACAAACTCCCCTGGGGATTTGAGGGCTGGAGTTCCAATCACACCAGCACGCTATCCTGCCCGGAGCATGGAGACTACGAACAGTTCACGCTGGTGGGCAAAGATTTTCGCGGCGCAGAGACTTTCAAGCACTCCCGCTGTCCGTCCTGCATCCGGGCGGAGCAGACCAGTGTCAAATCCAGCCTGCGCAAACTTCACGTAACCAGCCTGCTGAACGACGCGGGCATTACTCGCCGCTTTGGTGACTGTGAGTTTGAAAATTATCTGGAACTCAACCCTGAAGCCTCCCGCAACCTCGCAGCCTGCAGGCGCTACGCCGACAACTGGCCGGCTGTTCTGGAGGCCGGGAAAAGTCTGGTGCTGACAGGCAGCTGCGGCACGGGAAAAAATCATCTGGCGGTCTCTCTGGCGAAAAACATCATCCGCAACCATCTCGCCAGTGTGGAACTGACTGACGTTATGCGTCTGACCCGCGCCGTGAAAAGCACCTGGCGCCACAATGCCGACATAACCGAAGAAAGCGTACTGGATCACTACGCTTCGCTGGATCTGCTGGTTATCGATGAAGTGGGCGTGCAGTTCGGAAGCCCTGCAGAGATGACCATCCTGCATGAGGTGATTAACGCCCGTTACGAAAGCGTTCTGCCAACCATCCTGATCAGCAACCTGCCACCTGAGCAGCTGAAAGAGTTTATCAGCGACCGTATTTTTGACCGTGTGACCGACGGGGGGCGCAACTACCTGGTATTCAACTGGGCAAGTTTTCGCGGCAATAACGGGGTGATTGCATGACAGCCGTGTGGAAAAATGAGGATTTGGAAGAGGCAGTTATCGGCGCATTGTTCCTGCGTGGTGCCGACCCTGAGGTACTGGATGTTCTTTCCCGGCTGCCTGCAAGCACTTTCTCTGTTCGTCAGTATCGGGAAATTTACACTGGCATCTGCCGACAGGCCCGCGGCGGTGGTGTGATTGACCCGCTACTGCTTTGCGAGTCGCTTCCGGCGCTTCAGACCACGATTCTGGAAGCCACCCGCGTCAGCTGGGCGAAATCGGCTCTGGTCTCTTATGTTGACGTTCTGCGTCGCAATGCCGGCGTGCGTGATGCTGAATCCGCACTGGAAAAAGCACTGGAACAAATCAGGAGCGCCAGCAACGGCGATGCTGCTCTGGCCGCTCTTGAAGCCGCAAAACTGGCTGTATCGGCCATCGATATTTCTGCTGATACCGTCCAGCCTGTTCACATCTCAGAACTGCTCACAGCGGTGGCCGATGAAGCGGAATCCCGTAGCCAGGGGAAAGAAGAGACCCGAAGCCTGCTCACCGGCATTGAGGAACTTGATGCGAAGACGGGCGGTATTGAACCTACGGATCTGGTGTTTATCGCCGCTCGTCCATCGATGGGAAAAACCGAGCTGGCCTTGGACATTATCGACAAAGTATCCGCTCAGGGGCATGGCGTGCTGTTTTTCAGCATGGAGATGTCCGATATCCAGATCGCCAAACGCATGGTATCCGCCGCTGGCGGCATGTCGATGTCCCGCCTGAAAGCCGTGGATAAATTCGAGGATGAGGACTGGGCGCGGTTCTTTAACGGCATGGAACGTATGGCCACCCGCAATATCTGGATCACCGACGCCACGGGACTGACCATCGACCAGATACAGCAAACCGCCACGCGCTACCAGATAGCGCATCCTGAAATCGCGCTGGTGGTCATCGACTATCTGGCGCTTATCAAAATTCAGAGCGCTGCGCGTTACGACCTGGCCGTTGGCGAAGTATCCAAGGGACTTAAAAACCTGGCTAAATCCAATAAAACCCCCGTCCTTGCGCTGAGCCAGCTGTCGCGCGGTGTCGAATCCAGACCCAATAAGCGGCCAATGAACTCCGATATGAAAAACTCGGGAGAAATTGAGGCTGATGCTGACTTGATCCTGATGTTGTACCGCGACGAGGTTTATAACCCTGAATCGCCAGCAAAGGGAATTGCCGAAATTAACGTGACAAAACAGCGGAATGGGGAACTGGGGACTATCTACCGTCGGTTCTACAACGGTCATTTCCTGCCAATTGATCAGGATGAGGCTCGCCAGCGCTCGACGCCGCAACCAAAGGCAAATCAACGCCGTTACACGAAAGGGAGCCGGGCTGGCCATGAAGATTTTTAACATTACACCAATGGGCAAGCCGAGGATGACGCGGGCGGACAAATGGAAGCAGCGAGAAGTGGTTATGCGCTACCGGGCATTCTGCGATGAGGTCCGCCTTAAGAAGGTCACCATGCCGGAGGCGGGAAGTCACATCACCTTCATCCTGCCGATGCCGGCGAGCTGGAGCCAGAAGAAACGCGCAGTAATGAACGGTCAGGCCCACCAACAAAAGCCGGACGTCGACAACATGATTAAAGCGCTGATGGATGCCCTGTATGCCGAAGATGCACATATCTGGGATTTGCGGGTAACAAAGCTCTGGGGTGAATCCGGACAAATTTTAATTTCTGATAACGACAGCGCGGGAGCTAACAACAATGCGTGATATGTACGAAGTATTAGACCGCTGGGGCGCATGGGCCGCTGCTGACGGTAACGGTGTTGACTGGCAACCAATCGCTGCTGGGTTTAAAGGACTGCTCCCACACGGCAAGAAGTCACGGCTTCAGTGCAATGATGATGAAGGTATCATCATTGACGGGTGTGTGGCGCGATTACGGAAGGGCTTTGTTGAATAAATCAGATTTCGGGTAAGTCTCCCCCGTAGCGGGTTGTGTTTTCAGGCAATACGCACGCTTTCAGGCATACCTGCTTTCGTCATTTTGTTCAGCGCTCGTACCAGGGCCATA